AACACGCGAATCCAAGAAGCTGCTGCTGCCAAGTTGTTGGCAGTTGCAGCGTTCGAAGGACCACCGTTTGGAGCGGTGCCTGCGTAAGCGCAGCCAACAGGGTGGATCAACCATTCGGTGCGGTTGTAAAGCACCTCTTGACCCGAACCGTTACCAGCGTTTGGCAAGCGATCGACTTCAGTTGGATTTGCAGGGGAACCCATACCACCGCGGATTGCACCAGCACCGAACAACCAAGTGTTGAACACACCAGCGGTCCGAGGAACACCGTCGTCCACAATGACTTCGCGTCCCAAGAACGTTGGCACGCGCACCGCTTCACCGTTGCTGGAATCAACCACAAAGTCGATCAGGTTGTTTTTCAACAAGCGAGCGTAGACTAGGGAGTGCATAACCACAAGGGTCAAGTCTTCCATCGAATCGCCCATGGTAGCAGTTGCGTCGATAAAAGCTTCTGCGCTGAAGCTGGTGATGCCGTCAATAAAGTTTGGACCGCTGATGTCGAAGGTCATGTCGTTTTGGACGTGCTCCGAACCAGTAGGTGCAGCAGCGTTATCCGCAAACACACCGTTGATGGTTGCAACGAATGCAACTTGCAAGCGACGCGACCAGTAGGTTGCAAGACGCGAAGCAATTGCGCTCATGGGGTCGGCACCAATAAGGTCGCCGGTCAAATCCATGCTCGACCAAGAGTTGTTACGGGACAAACGAACTTGAATTTCGTTGCTCGAGCCGATCTTGTTAGGCGAGGACAGAACTGCTGGATCGTCCGACGAGATGTTATCAGCGTCGTTGTCCAAGTCTTTCATTGAAGGGTTGTTGAAGGTTACGCCGGCACCTGCCAGCAACGTGTTCAACTGAGCATCCATGGAAAGTGCGCCCGACTGAACGATACGCGACTTTTCTTGGGTCAGCTGTTGAACGTATGGAGAAAAGATCTGAGGGACGATCACGTCCGCAATCCGAGTTACACCTGCGGCCATTGGGGCTGCTCCTGAGTTAAGTTTTGGAAAATTGACTTAACCGAGGCCATGCTAGGTTTGTCAGGTGGGTGACACATGCCAACCCGTTTTGCAGAGTTAGCATGTGTTTTTTAATCCGACAAGCGATTTTATTTGCGAGGCGCTGGTCTTTTCCCGCCAATTACAGTTCCGGCCTGCTTAGCCAGTTGCGTTGCGCGGTCAGGGTTCGTGTTGTAGATCTTACCCTGCTCGGTCATGTTCCAGTGTTCATGGCTCCAAGGATTGGTTGCTGCACCAGCGCCTTGGCGGTTTCCACCTGCACCCCCGCCGAAGCTTGCACCCCACCAGTGAGGACGCTTGGTCTGCAAGTCCGTAAACCAAACCGAAGGATCGATGCCAGGAGTCACGCCCACCCCGTCCTTAGCGACAACCTTTCCAGCTTCGTCAACCTCAAAGATGCGGTCGGCAAGTAGAATGGCGTCATCAAGCGCTTCAGGAATAATCTTTGCACCGTTTGCAGCGTTGCGCACCGCATCGTGAATCATGCGGGTTCGATCTTTTCCTTTATACCCGTCGATGATTTGGTCTTTCTCAGCAAGGGAAGTTTTAACCTGCCCAAGCTCACGTTCGAGTGGTGCCAAGCGGCTTTTAATACGCCCCTCGACAATGCTGTTAAGCTTTTCGTCGTCAATCTTACCTGCCGCAGCAGCTTCAAGCTCAGGGATCTTATCCAACAGGGCAACAACCTCGTCCGGCTTGCGACCGGCGGTAATGCTGGCAAGTTGGTCTTTGACTGACTTGTGGTCAGCGCGTTCTTTAGCAAGTGCAGTTTGCACCCGCTCAACGTCTGCTTGTGTTTTCATTCCCTCGACACCGCTGAACTCATACTTACCGCCGCGCTCGGTGTAGAGCTCGTGGAAAGCACCGTCAACTTCATCCAAGGAGTCTACTACTGGTTTCAGTTTCATTTTCTTTTTCCTTTCGTGGTTATTGGAACTTCTTCAAAGTATCCGCTAGAGATTGCATCGGAATGAACTTGCACAACCAAGTCGCCTGTAAAATCCTTACCGAAAGCAACAGGGGCGCAGACATACCCTTGTCCGTTTCTAATTTCCAAAGGGACCCTAGACAACTCGGTTCCCGCTGGAATGATAAGATCTTTGGTAAGGACATATTTCATAGACAGAAGCTCCCTTGGTAAGCATTAACCACACATTCAGCGCCTTGCAACCCCGTTACAGAAACTCAGCAGGGTCCAATCCAGCCGCACGGAATGCAGCTTTGTGCTTGACCGCAAGGTCCCGCAAACTAAGCTCGCGACCGTTAAAATCAATAAACTTGTCGAGCGTTAAATTTCCCTTGCGGTAGAGTGCAGCTTTGGTCTTTCCAAGCACGTCTTCTTGGAACGCAACTGATTGCTTCTTGAGCCACGTTTGGTAGGTTTCGTCGGCTGGAATCTGTCCGGTTAGCGCACGAATGCGTCCGCGGGAAAATGTATCATAGGCAGTCTTGGTTCCACGGGGTAGGTCGGCTCGCGAGCGCACACCTTCCAAACCTTCAGCAGCGCTAAACTCACGAAGCAGTTGTTGCTCGGTCACGGGTTTAGCTGGTCGGTTGCCTAGCAGCACACCATCGAAGAACGCAACCCGCACACTGCGGCAGTTAAAGTGAAGCGGTGGTTGCGGACCTTTGCCCACCGGATAAGTTTTACCGTCATTGGCACGGCAAACAGGTGTTGTTCGACTGTCGAGCGTTGCAACATACTTCTCGGAAGCAATTACAGAACTGTTCTGCTCGAAGAAACTAGCGCGCGCCGCATTGGCGACATGCTGCACCGCTGTTCGAACTACCGCCTGCACCTGCTTGCGTGTAAGCTCTGTCGCCCCGTCTATGCCCTTAAACGCTTTTGTCCCTATAGCCCGGCGCGTAATGGCCTGCACGCTATCCCCTGCAACCATACCAGCCTGAACCGCGGAGTTGAGGCGCTTAATGTCCGCCAGCGCCATACTGTCCGCCCAGTCAGCTAGGGTGGCGCCCTCGAAGGGTTGCTCCAGTGCAATAATGCGCAAGAACTCTTCCGTAGGAAGCAGGGTCTGCACCACAACAGGGGAAGTCGTTTGGTAGAGTGCATTGACCACAACAGCTTCGTTCGCTGCTAAGTCAACCATCTCCTTTTCGAGAAACGCTTTAGCCTCCTGCCAACTCTTCAACCTAATGGCGCGGATGGAAGCTTGTAAGCTAAGCAGTCGCGTCAGCTCTTTGGTATTTGTTACCCCACCGCCAGGAGCACGGTCACGAATCTTTTCCGCAATCAGTGTTTCTGACTGGTTGATAATCTTTGTGACTTGGTTGCGCACCGAGCCGCTATACCGCAACAGATAAATCTGATGACGGATAATAGCGTCAAAGATTTCCTCATTGGCTGTTTTGCTCATTTACAGGCTCGGATCGTTCTGAGGATCATTCTGGAGATCGTTAACAGGCAGGTCTGCACCCTCGCCCAAGCTAGGGTCTTCGGCAGCTTCCTCCCCAATGTAGTCGATCTCTTCCTCGTATGTATAACGAGCAAGACCCTGCTCAGCTAGGTTCGCGTGAATGCTGCGCTTGGACAATGGTGCACCCATTGCGCGCGCTTGCATGAGTTTGACAAGTGCATCGCTGGTGATCTCGACATCTTCGAACTCGGTATTGGGTGTGACCTTTACCTCGTTGGGGTTTGCACCCATCCACTCCGCTGCAATCTTAAGCAGTTTTTCCAACGCCATGGCGCTGCTCTTTGCAATTTGAGTGAGCGAAGTTGTCTGAGCGCGGACGCGGGTCTTAAGCGCTTCCCCGCTTTCGGTGCCTGCTTTGGTAAGCAGTTGGGCAGCACGAATTTCAGCGCGCTTACGATCGGCTTCCAACGCTTGACGCTGCTCAGGAATACCAGCGGAGTTGACGCCGACATATTTAGCTTCCCCACCCGCTTCGATTTCCAGGATTGAACCAGCACCAACGCGCACGGCAGCAGCACCTTCGATTTCTTCGATGCTGCGCTTGCGGTCCCCAACAACGACAAGCGTGTCCTGCCCTTGCATAAACAAGCTCTGGCGATAGTCAGCCTCACCTCTGTAAATTGCCAAGCAGTCGTTTGCAAGGCCGAGCAAAGGGGGATCGTCAGGGTCGCCGATAATGTCCTTGGTGTTTACAAACACAAAAGGAATCTTATCCAAAGTCCCGCCCCTAAACTTAGGTTCGATTAGCGCGCTCTCGTTAAAGGTGGGAACACCACCCTCGTTCTCATAGGCAGCTTGACGGTAAACGGAGCCCGTGCTTTCATTTTCATTATCAAGAATCTTACCAAGCACAAGAACTCGATACTTACCAAGCACCACCCATTGGAAATCTTTGTCGCGTTTAAAGCCCGACTCATCCAACACCACCAAGTTGAGTTGAGCGGTGCCCTCGTCAATTGTCCCATCGTCCCAATTGCGGATCGCTTCGGCGATGTAAAGCGCAATGAACGGCATGGGGTTTGCAGGGTTGGGATCCTTAGGCATGTCCAGCAACAAACCAACTCGACCCGTGATAAGCTGCTCCTCGTTGATGCGCATAAGCAGCATCTGAAGATCTTCGTTGTATAGGGTAGCGTTATCGCGAAGCGGTTCAAGCGCGCTAGGGAGCTCAATGGTTGCAGGGTTGCTCTGCAGAAGGCCCAAATAAGCCTCGACCGCAATTCTTACATAGTCCGGAAACACCGCTCGGGTAAGGTAGGCGTCGTAGGCAATCTGCCCAAGCTGCCCTTCCCCCATTCCATCAATTACCATTGCGCGAGTTGCAGGTAGGTAGTCGGTGCGCTGCGCTTTAACAGCGTCCTCCCCTTTATAGCAGAGACGCGACTTAACCCACTTAGGTTTGAAGTCTGCATAAGAGAAGTGAACCGTGTCAATTGCCATGTTAAGTCCCCGTCGTATTTGTTGCCCTAACCACACTGGTCGCCGAAGGCCAATGGTAGTCGATAAAGTAACCGATGGCGGTCGTGATGTGCTGGTATTCGTTCTTCTGATCTTCTTGGAAGGTTGAACCCTGCTGAAGCTGAACCGTGGCTAAACCCTTGTGGCACCACTTAGCTGAGTTTGGGTTCACAAACAAGCGCCGCGCACCTTTAGCGTTGAGAATTAAAGCGCGCACCGCATTCTGGCGATCCTTGATTGCAGGGTGCGCGCTTTTCACCCGTCGCTCATACCTCCAACCATGTAAAGCCAACACCTCTTCGATCTCTGTGTAGTCCGAGCGGTGACCGTGCTTCTCGCCGTTCCGTCCGCTAGGGTCCCCATAAACGTAGACCATTTTATTCTTGTGGTTAGCGTAACGGTCCACAAACTCTAAAGCGGACTGCCTGCTGATTGCGCTGGTAAGAACAATCTCGTCCAAGAAGAACGGATACCCTCCGCGGATCACAGCAATGCACGAGGACAGCGGTGTGAAGTTTTGGTCGTGGGACCAGTGAAGCGCTTCGTGCTCCATAATGGTTTGAGTGGTGTGGTTGCCCGTATCGTAATCGGAATAGATGCGCCCCGTGGCGGTGGCAAACGACGCCTCATATTCCTGCGCATATTCGAGCGCCGACATGGTGCGCTTTGCCGCTTCGATAACATCGGGCGGAAGAATTTCAGCGGACTTCCAATGGTAGTATCCCCAATCAGGATCCCCCGAGGTCTTTGCGTATTCAGCCATCTCATAGAAGTGGTTTAGACCGTCCGGCACCCCTGTGAACCAGCACCAAGGTCGGTAGAAGGGTCGTCGGGGGTCGATGGTGTTTAGAGCAGGCATGATGTTGGCGTTAAGTGCGGTTCCTTTGACGTCCGCAATTTCGTCCACAACCCCACCCGTCCAGTTGACACCTTCGATCCGTTGCGGTTGGTCCAATCCGATAACGTGAATCTCGCTCCCGTTTGGTAG